GCACATCCGCAACCAGCTTGCCGACGCCATCAACAAGCTGAAGAGCCAGCGCCTGTTCAGCCAGCTCGCTGGTCTGTTCGGCACCGCTCTGAGCGCCAACGCACTGGATCTGGGCATCGCCGCCGCTTCTGGCGCGACCGAAGCCAACTTCCTGACTGGCGCTTCTATCGCCCGTGCCCGCGCCCTGCTGGGTGAGCGCGGCGACGAACTCGACACCCTCGTGGTGCACCCCTCGGTGGGCTTCTACCTGTACCAGGTTGGCCTGCTGACCTTCTCCACCTCTGCACTGGCCGCTTCCGGCGCCGTGACCTGGGGTGGTGGCGGCGTGGGCATCGGCGCCCGCAGCATCGGCGAGTTTGCCGGCTGCCGCGTGGTGATCGACCCCCTGGTGAACACCGTTGCCCCTGGCACCGCCGGTCACCAGCGCGAGTTCTTCTGCTACCTGACCAAGGGTGGCACCATCCTGGAAGGCGTCCAGCAGGACCTCCGCATCGAAGCCGACCGCAACATCCTGTCCAAGCAGGACGTGCTCTCGGTCGATTACCACGAGGCCTATCACGTGATGGGCACCAAGTGGAACGATGCTGGCGACAACCCGACCAATGCCGCACTGGCGACCGCCGGCAACTGGGCTGCCACCTACGACATCGACCTGATCCCCCTGGTTCAGCTCACCGTCAACAGCCCCCTCGACACCAGCACCATCTGATAATCAGAGTACGTGTAGCCCGGCCCCACTTCGGTGGGGCTTTTTTATTGCCGCTACACTGAAACAAAAGCGTGCTAAGTAGCTGTGCCTGCGACGATCAACGCCACTTTGAGTAGCGCGTCGGCCAACAGCTACGTGACGCTTGCTGACGCCAACAGCTATTTCGAGACCGTCCCCAATTCTGCGACGTGGACGGACAAGACCGACGACCAGAAAAACCGCGCCCTCATCAGCGCCACCCGCTGGATCGACAGCCTGAATTTTTACGGCGACCGCTGCAACGCAGACCAAGCCCTGAAGTGGCCGCGCACCAACTACGACGTCGACAACATCACGCTGGAGTGCGATTTAATTCCGGCGCAAATTAAGTACGCCACCTACGAACTGGCACGCGCACTAGCCAACGACACTGACGCCGTAACCGGCAACACTGGTACAACAGGTCTGTACGACGAAGTTGCCCTCGGCGACCTCAAGGTCAAGTACAGCAAAACCTCCCAAGCCGTTGGCACGATCAACAACATCTTCGACGTCTACCCCTGGCTCCAGTCCTACCTCGGCGCTTACGCTGCAGGTGGCTCTGGTAGCTATCAACTGCGCGTCTTTAGGGGCTGACCATGAGCCTTGTCGACGACACATTTGCCTCAATCCCCGCCCAGCTTTTAGCCGACTGGGGCCAAAACGTCACTTATCTAAAAGCAAACGCCAGCCCCACCTATAACGCCACCACCGGCGTAGTCTCTGGAGCCGACACGACTTTGACCGTCCGCGCCCTGATCTTCGAGGCCAAACCAGAAGAATTCGAGGGCAACTACCAAACTACCGACCTAAAAGTACTTATTGGCAATGCCGAGCTTGGAGCATACGTACCGAGTACTCGCGACCGCATCCAATACAGCCAGAACGGCAGCACAAAAACAGGCCGCATCATCATGTGCAAAACATCACGCGGCGAAAACCCCGTGGTGCACTCCATCCTTCTGAGGCCGCAGTAATGGTCCGCAACGGCATCTGGAATCTGATGAAAGAGCTGGATAGGGTTGCAGCAACAACGGTCTATAACGGACCAAAGCGTGCGGCAGAAAAAATCGTCCAAGACCTGCAAGTACGCGGCCCCGCGTGGACCGGCAGTTTTTCCAACTCTTGGCAAATTGCGACTCCCGCAGGGATCAAAGGAGGCACTGGCGCAGCTGGAAAACCCCAACCTGTAATTGCTCCAGTGCTTAGCGGCCAACAAGTTACACGTTCGCTTCTAACTAAAAACAAAGTCGTATTCACTATCAGCAACTTCTCGCCTTACGCGGACATTGCAACAGACATGTCTCCCGGCACCTTCATAAACCCCGGCACCGACCCAATCAAACCAGTCGAAAAGACAGGCAGACGACAAAAAGGTATCCGTGGTTTGCTGACCGGGCAAGGCGGTAATCAGCGCACCGCACCCATGGATTGGTTCAGCATTTACTTGAAAGCCGGTGCTATTGATAAGGCAATCCAAGTTGCCATGCAGAGTCGATGAACTACCAAGCAGTCCGCGCCATTTTCGAGGCTCCGCTTCTTACGGCGTACAACAATTTGTCGCCTGCGGTTCCGGTCTACTTTGACAACGTGATGAATGACGACGCGGATAGCGCCGAAGAGTTCGTCCACGTCAACATCCAATTCGGCCTTACCACCGAGCTGGCGCTCACCACAAATCCCGACAATATCCGTGGTGTGATTGTTATTCGCACGTACACCCCAAAAGATCGCGGCCCCGCCCGCAACCAAACACTGGTCGACGTTGCCACCACCGTCATCCAGACAATAAACGCCACACCAAAACCGCCAACCGGCGTCTATGCCCGCACCGGCCCCATCGAAGGCCCGACATTCAGTCCAAGCTTCGGTGGAACAACCCCCGACCAACAATCCCGCCGCGCATTTACACCGTTCTTTATTTCACGAATCGAAGCAGGATTCCAAGCGCAAGTTCTCTCTTAATACTGAACTGCACTGGAGCTAACCTGTATTAAGCCGGGCTGTGCCCGCAACAATGTCCACCCATAGGTAACTACCGATGGCCACCGTTCTGTCGGGCACCTCCGGCGCCCTTTACTACACCCCTGCCGGTACTTCCGTCACCACCCTTGCTGCGGGCGCTTTCCCCAGCACTGGTTCCAACATCACTGTCGGCTCCTACCTGGGCTTCAAGGTCAACGACCCTGTAACCCTGACCTACCCCGTAGGTGCTGTGACCACTAACGCAATTCCCGCTGGCGCGTACTTCGTGAAGACTTACGTGGCCGCCACCGGAATTATGACTCTCAGCTCCACCGCAGGTGGTAGCGCCGTGACCGCAACCGCTGCACCCAGCGGCTTCGGCGCCAATTTCGCCAGCATCACCTATACCGCCCCAGCTTCGGTCGGTTCTGTACGTGAGTGGAGCTTCGAGATCACCCGCTCGGAAATTGACGTCACCACCATCGGCCAGGAAGCCGGTCAGTACGCACCTTTCCGCAGCTACATCACCGGCTTCGCCGACGGCTCCGGTTCCGCCACGGTGTACACCACCGATGACGACACCAACCTGTCCAGCCGGATGATCGAGGACGTCATCCAAGCCACCCAGGCTGGAGCGACAATGAAGCTCTATATCGACCGCATTGTGGCTTCTGGCACGGTGAACGACACCACCAGCCGCTCGATCAGCGTTCCTGTGATTCTGACTTCGGCCAGCCTCACCGTAAACCCCGACGACGGCCAGAGCGTAGAAATCGCCTTCCGCCCCAGCTCCGCCCCCACTTTCGACCTCTCGAAGTCCTGATAGTCTGCTACAGCAGTCAGTTCAGCAACCCCCAGCTCCTAACCGGGCTGGGGTTTTTCTTTTCTACTCCGCTACACTATTGCGGTAACAGGCTGCAAGTTTTATGCCCGCCGCAACTGCATTGAGTGCCCTGGATCGCCTGCGCAAAGCAGCCAATCTGGAGCCTGTAAAGAAGGAAGTCGAACTTAGTGATGGGTCTGTGTTCGAGATGTGGGTTGCCCCGCTGACGATGGCCGAGCGCGAACGCGCTCAAAAGCAAGCCAAGTCCGACGACGCCACCGCCTTCGCGCTCCAGTTGCTGATCAACAAGGCATGTGATGAGAATGGCGCCAAGCTGTTCAAGCCCGGCGAGATCGACGTGCTGAAAAACGAAGTCAAGGACAAGGACCTTCAGTCCCTGATGCTGGCGATTTTGACCGACAACTCGGAAGAGATCGACACCAAAAGCGCTTGAGGCGGAGCTTAAGAAGGACGGCTACGTCAGGATCCAGTTTTTTGTTGCCGAGAAGCTGGGCTACACGCTGTCCGAACTCCGCCACAAGATGACGGACGCCGAGTTGATGGGCTGGTACGTCTACTTCAAGATCCAAGCAGACGAGGAAAAAGAGGCCTACGACAAAGCCAAACGCCGCCGCTAGTCGGCGGCTTTTTTGCCGGATAGACTGCTAGACAGAACAAGTTGTGCAGCAGTGGCCTATCAAGCCGACATCCTGATCAACGTAAAGGGATTTCAGGATCTCGGCCGCATCCAAAAAGCGCTCGAGGGAACAGCACAAAAGATTGATGCTGTCAATAGAGCCGCTGCAGAAATGGGTGCCCCAGTACGCAATATCGATAGGTTTACACGGCAATTACAGCAGGCAGAAAGAGCATTAGAAAACGTAGCGATCGGCTCAGTACAAGAGCAACGAGCTATTAGTAACTATGTAACGGCATTAAATAACTCTAATGTTGCAAGAGATCGTCAAAACAAGTTAATCCAAAGTGAAGTAGCTGCCCGCAACTCCAGCACAAACGCTATACGCGCAAATGTAGAAGCGAACATCGCCGAAAGTAGAGCGAGTCGTGCAGCAAGAGAGGAGGCAGCTGCTCTCAATAAAGAGCTGGTGCAGCAAGAACGTCTGCGGCGAAAACTTGCGGAACGCGGCTTAATGCAGCTTTCCGGCGGTGGCGTAGCGAAGGGTGTCTCAGACGCCGGCTTTGGTGTTCAAGGCCCAGCCCGCCCTCCGGCCGCTGGTGGGATGCAGGGCTTCCTACAAAAACCTGGCATCGCAGACGCCATTATTGGCGCCGGCTTCCCCGCGCTGTTTGGCGGCGGCCCTGGCGCGATCCTCGGCGGCGGTGCCGGCGGCTTAATTGGCGGTGCTATGGGCGGCACCATGGGGATGGCGCTCAGTATTGGTCTTTCCGCCGTAGGACAGAAAATAGACGAAGCAGTTCAAAAAGTAAAGCAGTTAGGTGATGCACTAAATCTGCTTAGTGTCGATAAACTACGCGACACATTTATTGTTGTTAATGCAGAACTAGAGACAACAGTACGTCGCTTGCTTGAAGCAGGTAATGCGGAGGCCGCTCGTGCGGCTATGGCCACAGAGGTAGCCGCACAAACCGGAGCCCTTGGAACAGCAATCCAAGATTCCGGCAATGCCACAAACATGCTTAGTAGCACATGGAATGAATTTAGTGGTGCAGTCGCATCACTATTGTCCATGTTGGCTGCACCTTTTGCAGCTGCCTTGGCTGGTATATTAAAGATATTAGGCATGGCAGTAAGAGGCGTAAACGTAATTGTATCTTTAGTAGGAGGCGCATTAAAGAATGGCGTAGCTTCAGTCATAGGATTACTCCCCGGAGGTAAGCAACTTCTACAAAGCATTGAGACAGCCGTCCGTGGAACAAACGAAGAGCAAGAAAAGCTAAAAGCCGCTCTAGTTGAAACAACAGATGCGGCGCACAGACAATTACTCACTTCAATGAAACTGGAGCAAATCGACAAGCAGCGAACTCACGTCGTTACTACCTTAGGAAAACTAATCAATAACGAAGCAGACAGACAAGCTAAAGTTGTACAAATACGCGCTAATGCAGAAAATAAAATTATCGAGCTGCGGTTAAAGT